TTAAATTAAAAAATAAAAACGTAAAAGGTAGTGTTAAGAGAGCTATGAATTTAGTTGGTATTCATGTTCAGGGAGAAGTAAAAACATCTATTGTTGGACAACGTGCTGAAACTAAAAGTGTTGTTACTGGAGATTTTATGAGGTCTGTTGATTTCCATACAACTTCTGAAAAGGCAACGATATTCTCTAAAATACCATACGCTTGGAAATTAGAATACGGAACTAATTTTAAAAATTCTCCGAGGAAACACTTTAGAAATACATTAGCAAGGGAAAAAGATAAAGCAAGGGAAATAATTAAAAAAGAAATCCAATATATATAAAAAATCTTAACTTATTTAAATCAACTTAAACTAAACTATTTGATTAAAAGCGATTAATCAACTCCAAAGCGATGGCGACAGAAAGAAAAACACTATTCAGAGATTTACTCTTTTTTTTAAAAGACCAACTTAGTACGAACATAGAAGACCCAATTACCAACAGAGGAATTAGTTCTAAATTTGTTATGACATCTTACCCAGAGCGTGAAGTAAGATACCCATTAATTACACTCGAAATAACAAATGTAAGTGAAAGTAGAGCAGGTATGCAAACAACTGCTATGGATATTAATTTAACATTAGAAATAAGAATCTGGAGTAAATCAGTAGCACAATCAGACAAATTAACTCAAGAAATACTAGACGAATTAGCAGATATACAATTCACAGCAAGTACTGGTTCTGTGGCAAATGATTTTCACGACTTTAATATAGGCTCTGTTGTACGAGTAGATGAGCCGGGTAAGGGCGGAACTAAATCGAGGATTATACAAGTTTCTTATAAATTTTTTAACTTATAATTAAATAAAACAGGAGGTAAAAATGGCAAGATTTGGAAGTGACCAAAACAAAGTAGTAGGAGTTCACGAAAGTGGAGTTTATGCAACAGCAGGAGTAGATGATATTGGTTCTGTTTTTTGGATGGGACAAGTAACAGATTGCTCTATTGATGACAATGAAAATAAAGTAATCAATAGATATTTAGGTACAGCAAGTAGAAATTTCGATGTTATAGATAAAGGTCCGATTGACATTACTGGTACAATTACACTTAATTCACAAGATATGAGATTTCCTTTTTGGGCTATCGGTTCAGTTACTGAAACATCAGGAACAGACGCAGCGTATACTCACATAGTAAATGAAAATGCAACAAATGCATGGCAAAGCGCGTGGACAAGTGGTACAGATAGGCTTCAAGCACCAATTAGTTGGACAGTTGAAGATTCTAAGCAAAGTCCAGGAACTGGAGCTAATTTCATTAGAACAGTTAATGGATGTGTAGCAGATACTGTAACAGTAAACGCAACTCAAGGAGAAAAAGTAACAACTGAAATAGGTTGGATTGGACAAAACTTAACTCATTCGAGCGGAACTAGCAAAGCAGTTGTAGAAATAACAAACACACCATATTTGTGGTCTGATTGTACTTTAACAGTTTCCGGTAATACATTAGAAACAGCTAAAGAAATCAATTTCGAGGTTAACAACAATATGAACGCACCACACTATGTTAATGGTTCAAGAGTAATAGCAGCACCATTCCCAGGAAACAAAGATTATACTTTAACTGTAACGGCAGATTTAGTATCACCTTTAGCAGATGTATTATACACAGACTTATTCAAAGGAAATGGAACGTTTAATACGACGTTTGATTTAGATGCAGATGTAACAGCAACGGGAAGTCAGCATACTATATTCTTTATGAGTGGATGTAAGATTATCAGCATGGATGCACCAAGCACAGTAGAAGGAATAAATGAAGTAACTATGGAGATTAGACCAGAGATTTTAGTTGGTTCGTCTTTTGATGCAAATGGTACATGGGCACCTTACGCTTAAACTAATTAAATTTAGGAGGTAAAAAGTAAATGGAAGTAATACAAAAAGAGAAATGCTTAATAGCAAGAGATGGGTCTGGAAACCTTATCCCAGTCGAAGTTACATTAGAAACTCATCCAGACAAACCAAAGGTAATGATGACACCATTAACAAAAGGCGAGTTTCAAGAGATTGTTAATGTACCAAACAAAGAAGATGAATTAATAAGACTTCATATCAAAGACCCATCTTTTACTGAAGATGAATTTAAACACATAAAGCCAGTAATGTATGGAGCGTTTAAAATGGCTTTGTTGTCTTTGACTACAGATGTATCACAAAAAGATATCCAATCTTCAACTAGTAAAGCTCTATTGGAAACAATAGAAGCAAAAAAAAAATCTACACAAGCGAAAGTAGATTAAATTGGTTTTTGCACGAAAGAGGATATACTTATCTTACAATTCCAAAACTTACTTATTTAGAAATTAATATGCTAATAGACGAAAATAATAAAATACAAAAAGAGAAAGAAAAACAAGCAAAAAAAGCTAGCAGAAAAGCCAGGAGAAGAAGATGAGCTTTTTAACAGGAGCAGCAGCTGGTGCAGCAGTTACAATAGTTATATCAGCTGTTGATAAATTTTCTACTGTATTTGCAGGTGTAAACAAAGGGCTGTTAGTAGTAGGTGCTGGCATAACAGCACTTGGGGTAGCTGGCCTTGCTGCGTCTAAAGGATTTATTAATACAGCTGCCTCTTTTGAGACTGCATTTGTTGGAGTTAAGAAAACTGTTGAATTAACTGAATCAGAATTTGAAAGATTAAGACAAACGTTTAAAGATTTATCTAAAGAAATTCCAGTATCATTTGAAGAATTAAGCAGCATAGGCGAAATAGCAGGCCAGCTTGGAGTAGAGGGAGTAGACAATATAGAAAAATTTACTAAAACAATAGCCGGGATAAGTGTTACTACAAATCTAACCGCAGAAGAAGCTGCTACGTCATTCGCAAGAATAGCAAATATCATGCAGGAACCAATTGAAAACGTAGATAAAATGGCATCGGTAGTGGTTGAGCTTGGAAATAATTTCGCCACTACTGAAGGAGAGATTGTAACATTTGCACAAAGAATAGCAGGAGCTGGTAATATAGCTGGATTAGCAACATCAGATATATTAGCAATAGGTGCAGCATTTAGCTCAGTAGGAGTCCAAGCAGAGGCAGGTGGTACGGCAACTCAGAAAGTTTTAATTCAAATGAATACTGCGGTTGTAACTGGCGCTATGTCTATGGAAGACTTAGCTGAAGAGACTGGATTGGCAGGTGACGAATTAACAATAGAATTCGAAAGAATGAGAAGTGATTTGACTAAGTTTGCAGAAACCGCAGGAATGAGTGCTGACGAATTTGCTAAAGCTTGGAGAGATGATGCTGGAAAAGCATTTGGCGCATTTATTATTGGGTTGGGAGCACAAGGAGATGACGCAATTAAAACACTAGATGCATTAGACTTACAAGACCAAAGGCTAATTAGAAGTTTTTTATCATTGGCAAATGCTGGGGATTTAATTACTGATACTCTTAAATCAGCAACTGATGAAACAATAACAAATACTGCAGCAGTAATAGAAGCAGAAAAAAGATATGCATCAACAGATTCACAAGTAACCATCCTTCAAAATAAATTTAGTTCTTTGAAAGATGATATGGGTAGAGCTCTTATACCGGCTTTTATTAGTTTAGTTGACATACTTGGAAAAGTTATTGGTTGGCTTGAGGAACATCCTACTTTGACTAAATATGCAGTAGCAACATTAGCAATAGGAAGTGCTTTAATGGTAGTTCTTGGGCCTATAATAATGTTGATTGCTTTATTGCCTTTACTTGCAACAGGTATAGGAATGATTGGAGCAGCGTTTACTGCTGCATCTTTGCCTATTATAGCAGTAGTAGCATTAGTAGCTGGACTTATTGCCTCTCTTATAGTACTTGGAGCAATAATTAAAGAAATTTGGAGTAGATGGAAAGGCGAAGAAGCACAAACAAAAGAAGAAGCAATAGACGAATTTAATCGAACGAATCCAGACGTAATTAGTTCGAGTTCTTCTGGGTCATCAAATGAAAACACTGATTCAACGTGGACTGATGCACAAAAAAAGAAGTGGGAAGATGCAATTGGGCAAATATCAAATAGTCCAACGAGATTAAGTGATTTTATTTTAACTCCAAGCGGTAAGATAATAGAACCAAGTCCACAAGATACAATAATAGGAACAAAAAACCCAGAAAATCTTGGCGGTGGGATTAATGTAAACATAGAAAACGTATACGGCCTAGACGCAGAACAAATAAGTGAATCAATAGCTCAAGAAATTAAAAGGACGATTAGATTATGATTAATAATTTACTTACAATTAATTCAGTCGACTACGACGATGCTAAAAATATTACAATCAAAAAAAGTATAAGTAATTTTAATTCTACTAGTAGTTTTGTTTGTAGTTTGGATAATGTATTTGGTAAATACAAAGACACGTTTAGCTTAAACGAAGATGTTTTAATTAAAGCAGATATAGACACAGTTCCTCCTACTACAAAAATATTCAGAGGAATTATAGAAGATATAAAATTCGCAGGTTACGAAACTACAGAAAAGATTGTTCTAAGTGGTAGAGATTATGGAGCAATATTACAAGATATAATAGTAGCTCCTAGGATTTTTAAAGACACAGAAGTCTCTGAAGTAGTAAAGTCTGTCGTAAGGCAAAATACGACAGGCATTACAGTTTCTAATGTAAATTCAACTAGCACAACACTTGACAAAATTACTTTTAATGGAGATAGTGTATTTGATGCTTTAATAAAATTAGCAGAATTAGCTGGGTTCTTTTTTTACGTAGATGAAGATAAAGACTTAAATTTCAAACAAAAAGACGCAATAAGTTCAGGTGAGACTTTTGATAATTCAAATGTTTTAAGTGCGTCGTTTAGACAATCAGATGATGACATATTCAACGAAGTAAAAGTAGTAGGAGATAGACAATTAACAGCAGCACAACAAATATTCACAACAGGAATAGACAACACTGGTTCTATTTATGCATTAGATTCTAAGCCTTATAACACGAAGGTAACATTTAGTGGAACTCCTGATGTAATATACCAACCAGGTGGAATAATTTTCATAAATAATCCAAGTACAGACGACGTAAAATACTTAGTAGACTTTCCTAGTAGTGAAATTGTTTTAACAAGTGGTACGGCCGCAGGAGATAATGTTTTACCAGCTGGTTCTATTTTAATTGTAGACTACGATCAAAGTACTCCTTTAATCAGCACGAGACGAGATAATACAAGCATAACTAACTACGGCTTAAAAAATAAAGAAATAATAGACAAAAATATCAAATCTCTTAATGAAGCTAATGACATTGGTTCTACTTTTTTAGTATTAAACAAAGACCCAAAAACAGAAGGAACTTTAAACGTAAAAGGAGTAGTAAACGTAACGCCAGGAGAAACTGCTTTAATAGATTTACCTAATCAAAATCAATCAGGTGCTACTTATACAATGACAAGAGCTAAGTATGATTTTAATGATAAAAATAATTTAAACGAATCTGCTCTTAATTTATCAGTAAGTCAAAAAATAGATAGTTTCGTAGATTTATTTACTCAACACGAATTAAGACTTCGTTCTCTTGAAACAGCTGAAGTAGAATCTAGCATTACTAATTTAGAACTATACGCAGGAAGCATAGGAGTATCTGGAGCTGTAGAAATCATAAGTAAATCAATCGGTAGTTCTTTTTATTTCAACGTAACAGGTCATGATGTTTTAAATAGTCCAAGTTCTTTATTGGGAGATATGAGAACAGGTTCAACGGTGTTAAATTTATAATGGGAGGTAAAAAATGGCAGGTATAACGACACAAGGATTATACGTAGCTGCTGCTGCAATGGGAGGCTCTACTGCTTACCCATCTCATATAGCAGTAGGAACTTCTGGCTTAGCTTTTGCGAGCGGTAATACAACACTAGGAAGCGAAGTAGACAGAAATCAAATAGACACACAAGATTATACAACAACAGAGCAAGTAACTTTAGTAGCAAACTGGTCACCAACTGATATAAGCGGTTGTATTATGAAAGAAGTAGGAGTATTTAATTCAGGAGCAGGAGGTGCGATGTCTAGTCGTAATGTGTTAGCTGGTAGTTTAGTGTTCGATGGAGAACAAGAACTACAAGTCCAACAGACGTATAAGTTCTTTATTTAATATATATAAAAAACCTTAACTTATTTAAATCATAAAATCATAAAATATAATGGCGAATCTTTACTCACAATACGCGTCAGGACTCCAATTCACAGCAGGAGTACTTGCTGGTAGTTCACTTGGTGTCTCTGGTTTAAATCCTATTGTAGATAGGTTGAATTCTATTTCTACAGATAATGGAAATACCACTGGGAGTTTTGTTGGGAACGTTATAAGTGGGGCAGGTAATTCTTTATATGTTTCTGGTGGGCAAATTGACAAAGTCCCTTCTGTTGGAGATGATATTACTAATAAAACTTATGTTGATACTGGAAAACTTTATAATAAAAAATCTGGAAAATACGGAAATAATGTAGCATCAGGTGCAGGTATGATAAGTTTTGATTAT